TCTTATATTAGATATGTTAGAGAAAGAAGTACAATTGAACCGTTAAGAAATTTAACTAACGCAAAAGCACCAGGAGTTGCGGAATTAAATGGCGCAAACTTCTCACAAGGAACTAGTTCTGAAGTTGATAAGATAAGAGCAGCGGCAGCATTAGCTACAATAGGTAAAGCAGAAAACGGACTTGGAAGTAGAATACTTGGGAATAGTCCTATTGCCAAAGATGCTTTTGATGTCCTTACTAATTAATAAATATTATTACTGAATCACTATAGGACATTATGCCTTTACCAACAATTGCGACTCCAACATACGAACTTGAGTTGCCATCAACAGGAAAAACAATTAAGTATAGACCATTTCTAGTTAAAGAAGAAAAACTTCTTGTTCTCGCATTAGAGTCTGAAAGTAATAAAGAAATCTCTAATGCCATCAAAGCAGTTCTAAAGAGTTGTATTCAGACAAGAGGTGTTAAAGTAGAGTCTCTGCCAACATTTGATATTGAATTTCTGTTCTTGAATATTCGTGGCAAATCTGTAGGTGAAGAAATTGAAGTTAATATTATTGCTCCAGATGATGGAGAAACAAGTATTCCTGTAAGAATCCTTATTGATGATATTAAAGTAACAAAGGATAAAAATCATAACAATAAGATTAAACTTGACGATAAACTTTTCATGCAAATGAAATATCCTTCTTTGGATGAGTTTATTAAAAATAATTTTGATATCAATACTGAAATGGACATTGATAAATCATTTGAATTAATTGCTTCTTGTATTGATAAGATTTATAATGATGAAGAAGTTTGGCCTTCTTCTGATGTCACCAAGAAAGAACTTGTCGATTTCTTAGGGCAAATGAACAGTAGTCAATTTAAAGAAGTTGAAAAGTTTTTTGTCACAATGCCCAAGTTGTCTCACGAATTTAAAGTTATAAATCCAAATACAAAAGTAGAAAGCACTGTAGTATTAGAAGGGTTATCAAGTTTTTTCGCGTAGCGATGTCCCATATGGACCTTGAGAATTATTTTAAAATTAACTTTGCTTTGGTCCAGTATCATAAATACTCATTATGGGAAGTGGAAAATTTGATTCCTTGGGAAAGAGACATCTATATCGCATTATTACAGAATCATCTTGAAGAAGAAAAACTAAAACAACAACAGCAACAAAATGGATGATAAAATTCCAGAAGGACTAGAAGATCTACTAAAAGATATCGTCAGTGGTAATGACGAAGAAGAGTCTAGACCCGATCCTTCTGGAATTTTGGGTGTAAAAAAAGGTAAGATTGATATTAATAAAGTACTTAATAAAAAACCTCCCATAAATCCAGAGAGTTTAAAGGCAGAAACTGACGAAGAAGAAAAAGATAATTTAGAAACTGATAAAGAGTTTAAAACTGATGTTCTTAAGGGACTTAATCAAGTTTTAGCATCCCTTAATGTTATCAAGAGTATTCTCCAAACTCAAAATAAAAATGATAAAAAAGATGAGAATACAAGAAGAATAGAATCTCAAAGAGGTAAACAAAAGTCTAGGGAGAAAGAACTAGAGAAAGATAGAGATGATAGAAATAGAGCTATAAACTTACCTGAAATAAAACCTGTAGGTGGTTTTTTTGATAATGTAATAGGATACTTTAAAAATATACTCATAGGGAGTGTAGTGGTATCGGCACTGAAGTGGATGCAGGACCCCAAAAATAAAGAATCTATTGAAAAGTTTAAAAACTTTATGGTAGATAATGCTCCATTAATTCTTGGAGGAATACTTGCTATTGTTTCTTTACCTATAGCATCAACTTTATTAGGACTTACTACTACCATTATTGGTGGGTTAGTTACACTTGGAGGTGCTTTAGCTGGATTAACTGCTTTAATTCCGGGGGTTGGTTGGGTTTTATTGGGTGCTGGAGCTGTTGCTGGAGGATTTTTTGGATTTAGAAAACTTAAACAATATTTGAGAGGAAAGGATTTTCCTGCTGTTGAGGCTGAGATTAAAAATATTAAGCAAAAACTTTTTTTAGAAAACGAAGAAATTCAAAAACTAGATAAGGATGATCCAGAAAGGAAAAGAAGAGATGAAGTATATCTAGAGACTCAATCTAAAGTTAATAGAATGAAAAAGGAACTTATTCCTAGAATGACAATGACTCAAACTTTGAGAAATAGTGTTAAAGAAACTAAAGAAAAAATAGAAAAAGATGAAAAAAGACTCTTAGGTTTGGACGAGGAATCATCGGCCGCCAAAATATATAAAGCAGATTTAAAAAAATCTAGAGAATTGCTAAAAACATATGAAACAAATCTTCCAATATCTCAAGCAAAGGAAGATGCATTAATGGAAGAACTTTTCCCTGATGGAGTACCCAAAGGAACTATTGAAAAAATAGAGGAGCTTGTAGAAAACTCTAAAAAGCTGGCAAAGTCTATGAATAAAAGTTTGGAGAATCTTAAAGCTGGAGCAGCATCTTTAAGTCAAAATTCAGAAACTTCCGGTTCAGAAACTTCCGATTCAAGTTCAAGATCTGTTGGTGATTATGAAGTAGTTCCAGCTTCTCATTCAGAAACTGGTAGTGGATTTGGAATTAAATCTAGAGATGGGAATCTTGTTTTAGATGCTAATGGAAGACCTGTAGTATTTTCTAAAGAAGGAGCAATGGCTTTTGCCCAAATATTACAAGACTCTGGAGGAATGGTAAAGGGCAGTGATATTGCTAGTGCTCAAAGAAGTCAAGCAAAAAATACTTTAGAAGGAGGAGCACCTGGTTCAAAGCATCTTACAGGAAACGCTATGGACATTCATGGAGATTCTCAAATTTGGTTAAAAGCATATGGTGGAAAGTATGATTGGAATCTCGCACCATATGAAGGGTCTCACGGTGGACATTTTGTTTTTGGTGATGGTGGCAGTTCCGCACCACCTCCACCTACAACTTCTTCTGCTCAAATTTCATCATTTAAACCAACTACTCCAACAATATCTTCCCCAACAGGAAGAAGTGGAATTGGTGGAATACTTCCTATTCCAACAGGAGGTGGAGGTGGTGGTGGATCTTCATCGGGAGCAAATCAAGCCAAAGTTCCAATTTTCTCATCTGATGATCCAAACAACATGTCTATGATGGTCATTAAAGGAATCTATAATGTGGTAGGATAATATGTTATCAGCATTATTAGGAGTCGGTTCAAAATTATTTAAAGCAAAAAAACTTTCTTCTGGCAGAGAGTCGTCTGATGCTGGAAAGAAAATTGCTAAAAATAAGTTTCTTAATATAAAAGATAAGAAGAAGGGTGCTGATCCAATAAAGGAGGGTATGGTAAAGCCCCCAAGAATATCTGCTGAAAAACTTTTACCTCAAAGTAAAATAAACAATCTTCTAAAGGAAACTAAAACTGACAATAATAAAACTAAAGGAGGAGATATAAAAGGAATATTTGGAGAGATTTATAATAGTCTTAACGACATTATAAAATATCTTAAAAACGATAATGAAAATAAAAATAAACAAAAAGAAAGGCAAAGAGTAGAATCTCAAAGAGCAGCAAATAAAGTTAGAGAAAATGAATTAGAAGATAAAACAGATAAGTTTGGTTTCTTAAGAAATATAAGCCTACCAGATGATCCTCTTAATATTGTTGGATACTTTAGAAGTATTCTTATAGGTGCTCTTGTTTTAGCGGTATTAAAAAACCTTGACAAAATTGTCAATTTCTTTAGAAATGTCTATAAAGCTTTTGAAGAATTTATTACTCTTCTTGGAGAGTTTTTGAGTCCAGTATGGGATGGACTGAAATGGATTACCAATGAAGGTGTAAAAATAATTGCTGAAATTATGGGAGTTCCTAAAGAAGATATTGATGCTGATAACTTGTCAAAAAACCTAACCGAAATTGCTAAACTGATTCCGGGAATGGAACAGTTGTTTAATAATATAAAATCAGCAGTAGATTCTCTTGATACTAATTCAAGTTCTTCAAGTTCTCCAAGTTCCCCAAGATCTTCATATGCTAAAGCAGGTGAAATACCATCAGAGGTAACTCAAGACACAGAATTTACTCAAGGAGTAACTAATCTTGCTAAAAAATATAATGTTCCAGAAGACTATCTTTATGCAGTAATGGGATTTGAAACAGGAGGAACTTTTGATCCTTCTGTAAAAAACCAAGCAGGTTCTGGAGCTACTGGACTAATTCAATTTATGGATAGCACTGCTGAAGGATTGGGAACAACAACAGATAAATTAGCAGGAATGTCCAGATCTGAACAGCTAGTATATGTTGACAAATATTTTTCAAATAAAGGAATTGAAGGTGGAAGTTTGTCTGATATCTATATGGCAGTTTTGTTTCCAGCAGCAGTTGGAAAACCCGATGACTTTGTTTTATTTGGAAAGGGCGCTATGAGTGGTTATACTGGAAAAGCATATGAGCAAAACAAAGGACTCGATAAAAATAATGATGGAAGTATTACTAAAGCAGAAGCATCAGAATCTGTATCTAGATATCTACCAAAAAATTCTGTCCCTTCAAATATACCAGAATACGATGAGAATAAAACATACAAAGTTGGTGATGTTGTAATGAAAAATGGAAAGAACGTGAAATTTGATGGATTTGGATGGGCAGAAGTTCAAGGAATAACTTCTCAAAACTTAGGAGGAGGACAAGCACCGGCAG